TATATCAACCAACAACTAATAGACCTGGGTGTAAAGGTTGGGGACGAGATATCTTTTACGCCTGACAGTGAGTATGAGTTTACTGTGGACGATGAGAAGTTGTACAGGATGTTTACAAACAACATAACAATGGTTATAGAGTATGGATATTAGGGAGCTTAAACTAAGTATAATAGAGGCAGGGGAAAAGGCAGTAAAGCAGTTAGTGAAGGTTGCTAAGGAAGACATCATTAAGTTTGATACTGAGGATGAGCTTGCTGCTGACAGGTTAAAGAATGCTGCGGCCACTAAGAAGCTTGCTATCTTTGATGCGTTTGAAATACTTAAACGTATAGAGGACGAGCGTGCTATGTTAGACGGCACTGTTGCCGAGAAAAAAAGTAATACACCAAAGGGATTTGCAGAGTCAAGGTCAAAATAGTTTACATAGGGTACTTAATAAGTATATACCTAAACAGGTTCTTACCACAAAGAATAAGGCTAAGACCTGGGAGTATGGCTATAATGAAAAGTATGACGTAGTAATAATATCAAAGACAGGGCAGATAGATACTATTGTAGATATAAACGGGTTAAGGATTGCTTTACCTAAGCCCCCTAAAAATATAAATAACAGGTCTAAAAAGAAAGAGGAACAGTACTGGGAGACAACACCAATATCAAAAGATTTATCTAGAATAAAATCCATATTTCACTGGCACGACACGCCTGATGAATTTAAAGGTAAGTGGGTTGACTATATCGAGCAAGAGTTTGATAGGAGAGAGCAGGGGTATTGGTTTATGAATAACGGTATACCTACATATATTACAGGGACACACTACATGTACCTTCAGTGGACTAAGATTGATGTAGGTAACCCAGACTTCAGGGAGGCTAATAGAATATTTTATATTTTTTGGGAGGCGTGTAAGGCTGATAAGAGAAGCTTTGGTATGTGTTACCTAAAGATAAGACGTTCAGGTTTTTCTTTTATGAGTTCGTGTGAGGGTGTTAACCAGGCCACCATCACAAAAGATTCTCGGATAGGTATACTGTCTAAGAGTGGTAGTGATGCTAAGAAGATGTTTACCGATAAGGTTGTGCCTATATCAAACAACTACCCGTTCTTCTTCAGGCCTATACAGGACGGTATGGATAAACCTAAAACTGAACTAGCGTATAGGGTTCCTGCGTCTAAGATTACTAAAAAGAATATGTCTACCATAGCTGACGAGGAGTTAGAGGGCTTGGATACAACCATTGACTGGAAGAATACAGGGGACAATAGCTATGACGGTGAGAAGCTACAGCTCTTACTACATGACGAGAGTGGTAAGTGGGAGAGGCCTGATAATATATTAAACAACTGGCGTGTAACAAAGACATGTCTAAGGTTGGGTAGTAAAGTTATTGGTAAGTGTATGATGGGGTCAACGTCTAACGCACTAGATAAGGGTGGTAGAAACTTTAAGGATTTATACGAGGACTCATTTCCGTCTAAGCGTAATGCTAATGGGCAAACAAAGAGTGGTTTATACTGCTTATTTGTTCCTATGGAGTGGAACTTTGAGGGATACATAGACAAGTATGGTATGCCTGTATTTAGAACACCAACTAAGCCTGTAGCAGGAATAGATGGTGAGGATATAAAGTTAGGCGCAATAGACTACTGGGAGAATGAGGTTGACTCACTGTCTCAGGATGCTGATGCACTAAACGAGTTCTATAGACAGTTCCCTCGTACAGAGTCTCACGCATTCAGGGATGAGAGTAAGCAGTCTATATTTAACTTAACTAAGATATACCAGCAGGTTGACTATAACGACTCACTAATTATTGACCACCACATAACAAGGGGTTCATTTCATTGGAAGGATGGTATAAAGGACAGTAAGGTTATATGGGCACCAAATAAAGACGGAAGGTTTTTAGTTAGCTGGACACCTCCCCCTCACCTTCAAAACAATATGATTGTAGAGAGGGGTGTAAAGAAACCAGGTAACGAAGAGATTGGTTCGTTTGGTTGCGACTCCTATGATATATCAGGAGTAGTTGTGGGTAAGGGTTCTAACGGTGCGCTTCATGGGTTAACTAAGTTTAACATGCAGGAGGCTCCTAGCAACGAGTTCTTCCTGGAGTATATAGCTAGACCTCAGACGGCAGAGATATTCTTTGAGGAGGTACTGATGGCGTTAGTGTTTTATGGTATGCCTATACTGTGCGAGAACAATAAACCCAGGCTACTATATCACTTAAAGAATAGGGGTTATAGGGGTTACTCTTTAAACAGGCCTGACAAGACGTATATAAAGCTTTCTAAGACAGAGAGGGAGTTGGGTGGTATACCTAACACTTCCGAAGATGTTAAGCAGTCTCACGCCTCCGCTATAGAGTCATATATAGAGAAGCACGTGGGTATTGATTTTAACGGTACATATAGAGACGCAGGCGACATGGGGACTATGTTTTTTGGTAAGACGCTAGAGGACTGGGCTAAGTTTGATATAAGCAACAGGACCAAGTTTGACGCTGCTATAAGTTCGGGTTTAGCTATTATGGCTAACCAAAAGCACTTATATACCCCGTCTCAAGAGAAGTCAAAAATAAGTATTAACTTTGCTAGATACAATAACACCAGCAATAAAAGTCAAATAGTTACATGAAAGACGTAAACATAAATATAAACTCTGCTGCGTTTCCTGACCAGTTTGCTTCCGATAAAAAAAAGGCTACTGACGAGTTTGGGTTACAGGTAGGGCAGGCAATACAGTACGAGTGGTTTAGAAAGGATGGTAACGGGTGTAGGTTTTACAACCAGTGGGGAGAGTTTCACAGGCTAAGACTATACGCACGTGGAGAACAATCCGTTGCAAAGTATAAGAATGAGTTAGCGGTAGACGGTGACCTGTCATACCTAAACTTAGACTGGACACCTATACCTATCATACCAAAGTTTGTGGACATTGTTGTTAACGGTATGTCTGACAGGTTATTTAAAATAAACTGTATTGCAATGGATGTAATGTCAGCAGAGAAGCGTAATGAATTTCAGCGTATGGTTGAGGTAAACGTTGTAGCGAAGGATTTGTTTAAGCAGGTTGAAAAAGATTTTCAGGTTCAAATGTTTCAGGTTAACCCTGAAACTCTACCTTCTAATGACACTGAGATGGAGTTGTATATGCAACTTAACTACAAGCCAGGGATAGAAATAGCAAACGAGATTGCTATAAACACTATGCTTGAGGAGAGTCATTATAATGACACTCGTAAGAGGGTTGACTATGATATCACCACACTTGGTATAGGTATCACAAAGCATGAGTTCCAACAGGGTGACGGTATACGTGTGGAGTATGTTGACCCTGCAAACGTTGTTTATAGCTACACAGAGGATCCATACTTTAAGGATACATTCTATTGGGGTGAGATTAAGACTGTCCCTATTGGGGAGCTAGTTAAGATAGACCCAGACATTACGTTAGATCAGATGGAGGAGATATCTAAGTATAGTCAGTCATGGTATGACTACTACAACGTGGCAGCCATGTATGAGAACAGTATGTTTTCTCGTGACACTTGCACGCTTTTATACTTTAACTATAAGACCACTAACAGTTTTGTTTATAAAAAGAAAAAAACAGGCGAGGGTACGTATAAGACCGTAGAAAAAGATGACGAGTTCAACCCACCACAGGAAATGATGGATGAGGGCGAGTTTGAGAGAGTAGAAAAAAGAATAGATGTTTGGTACGAGGGTGTTATGGTTATGGGTACAAACATAATCCTTAAATGGAATATGATGGAGAACATGGTACGCCCTAACTCTGCTAACCAGTATGCAATGCCTAACTATGTAGCGTGTGCACCAAGAATGTATAAAGGGGTTTTAGAGTCTTTAGTTAGACGTATGATTCCCTTCGCTGACCTTATTCAAATTAGTCATCTTAAGATACAACAGGTTGTAGCTAAGGTGGTACCAGATGGTGTGTTTATAGATGCAGATGGATTAAACGAGGTAGACCTTGGTACAGGTGCGGCATACAACCCTGAAGATGCTTTAAGGTTATACTTCCAGACAGGTAGTGTGATTGGTAGAAGTTACACACAGGATGGTGAGTTTAATAACGCTAGGGTTCCTATACAACAGCTCACATCTAATAGTGGTCAGAGTAAGATGCAGATGCTTATAGGAAACTATAACCATTACCTAGATATGATAAGACAGGTAACTGGACTGAATGAGGCTAGGGATGGATCAATGCCTGACCCTAATTCTTTGGTTGGTGTGCAGAAGCTTGCAGCGTTAAACTCTAACGTGGCTACAAGACATATACTAAACGCTAGTTTATATATCACTAAAACTTTAGCTGAGTGTTTATCTATAAGGACGGCTGATGTTTTAGAGTACGCAGACTTTAGGGATGAGTTTGCTATGCAGATTGGAAAGTATAACCTAGGTATACTAGAGGATATTAAAAATTTATACCTATATGACTTTGGTATATTTATAGAGATGAGTCCTGACGAAGAGGAGAAGGCACAGCTTGAACAAAATATACAGATGTCACTACAGAATGGTGGGATAGACTTAGAGGATGCTATTGATATTAGAACTATCAATAACCTTAAAATGGCTAATCAGCTATTAAAGGTTAAGCGTAAGCAGACTCAAGCAGAACGTCAACAACAAGAACAGCAGAAACAAGAACAACTTGGGCAGCAACAAATGCAGTTGCAACAGCAAGCAGCACAAGCTTCTATGCAAAAATCTCAAATGGAGACTCAGGCTAAGATTCAAATAAAACAGGCTGAGATTGCTTTTGATATTGAGAAACAGAAAAACGAGGCAGACCTTAAGCGTCAGTTGATGGATGTAGAGTTTAACTATGCTATGCAGATGGCAGGTTTACAACAGTCACAGATAGACTCAAGAGAGACTCAGAAGGAGGATGCTAAATCTTCACGTATAAGTATGGGTAACACACAGCAGTCTAAGATGATTGAGCAGCGTAAGCGTAACCTACCCGCAATAAACTTTGAGTCAAACGAGGATAGTTTGGATGGGTTTGACCTTGCGGAGTTTAACCCTAGATAGGCTTAAATGAATAAATAAATAAGTATTAACTTTGTAAAAATTAAATCTAATGGAAGAAGAAAACAAATTTACTGTACGTGAGGTTACAGGTGCCGAGAAGTCGGCAGTAGAAGTTGAGGAGCAGTTACTAAAGGAGCACGAAGAAAAGTTCGAGGACTCCACTAACACTGAGCCTGAAGTTAACAGGGTAGAGATATCAACAGAAGAAGCTCCCGCACCAGAGTTAAATGATGCAGACGTTCTTTCTTATATTAAGAATAGGTACGATAAAGATATCGACTCGGTAGACCAACTGTTTGAGACACAAGAATCAAACGAGGATTTACCTGAAGATGTATCTGCGTACTTTAAGTACAAAAAAGAAACTGGTCGTGGTATCGAGGACTTTGTGAAGACACAGAGAGACTATGATAAAATGGACAGTGACACACTGTTGTCTCAGTATTATGCTCACACCGAGGAAGGCTTGGATAGTGAGGATATAAAGGACTTAATGGAGGACAAGTTTGGTTACGATGAAGAACTAGATGAGGAGTCGGATATTAAGAAGATTGAGAGATCAAAGAAAAGAGAACTTGTAAAGGCTAAAAAGTTTTTCAATGAGCAAAAAGATAAGTATAAAATTCCTCTTGAGTCAAGTGGGGGTGGATTATCTGACAGCGAAAATGAAGACTTGAGTAGCTATAAAAGTTATATAGAGGAATCTAACACTGCGAAAGAAGCACAGAAGAAGAGGTACGATTATTTTCTGAATAAGACCGATGAGGTCTTTAACGATGAGTTCAAAGGTTTTGAGTTCAATGTCGGAGAGAAAAATTTCACCTTCAAACCTGGTGATGCGAATGAGTTAAAGAGTAAGCAGTCTGATGTAAACAACTTCATAAATAAGTTTATGGATAGTGACTCAGGCCTTATGAAAGACGCTCAGGGATATCATAGAGCCTTATCGGTTGCTATGAATCTTGACAAGTTTGCTGAATTCTTTTACAACCAGGGTATGACTGACACTGTAGATAATGTTTCTAAAAAATCAAAGAACATTAATATGGACGTAAGGAACACCCCACAGAATTTTAGCAAAGACGGATTGAAGATTAGAACCGTAGGTGATACGAGCAGTGGTAAGGGACTCAAAATTAGAAGTATTAAAAAATTATAAACTATTAAAAAATTTAAAAAATGGCAGTAAATGCAACACCAGGATTCGACTTACAACCTAGTGCTCAACAGGTAGCATTAGCATCGAATTATCTTACAGACTTCAACTTCTTGAACCAGTATCTTCCAGATACATACGAGAAAGAATTTGAGCGTTATGGAAACAGAACAGTAGCATCATTCTTACGAATGGTTGGTGCTGAGATGCCTTCTAACTCAGACCTTATCAAATGGGCAGAGCAGGGGCGATTACACACAAAGTACACAGGGTGTGTATCAACAACTTCAGGTATTGGTAACGATGTAGCAACATGGATTATCCCTGTTGGTCAGGTAAACCCAGGGGCACCAGCTTCAAGTGCACCAGCTAACGGTTTTCAAGCAATCAGAGTAGGTCAGACTATTATGATTTCTGATTCTACAGCAGGTTCAACACTTCAGAATAAAGCAATTGTTACAGCGTCTACTTCTACTTTAAATGCTGGTGGTAACTACGAGATTACTGTAGCTTACTACGAGGCTGGAGGTCAAACAATGGGAGTTGCGGCTCCTTGTGATATCTTTATTTACGGTTCTGAGTTTAAGAAAGGACAAAGCGGAATGGTAGGTTCTTTAGAGTCTCAAGATTTTATCTTCGAGAACTCTCCAATTATCATTAAGGATACTTACGAGGTAAGTGGTTCTGACATGGCACAGATTGGATGGATAGAGATTGCTACTGAAAACGGAGGGACAGGATACTTATGGTACCTTAAGTCTGAACACGAGACTCGTCTACGTTTTGAGGACTACCTAGAGACAGCAATGGTTGAGGCAGTACCAGCAGAAGCAGCGTCAGGTGCTATTGCTACTACAGGTCCAGAAGGAAACAAAGGTTCAGAAGGTATCTTCTATGTTGTAAACAACAGAGGAAACGTTTGGTCTGGAGGTAACCCAGTTGCTCTTGCAGGATTCGATAGCGTTATCCAACGTTTAGATAAGCAAGGTTCTATTGAGGAGAACGTAATCTTTGTAAACAGAGACTTCTCTTTCGATATTGATGATATGTTAGCGGCACAAAACTCTTACGGAGCAGGTGGTACGTCTTACGGATTATTTGATAACGATAAGGACATGGCTCTTAACTTAGGTTTCACAGGATTCCGTAGAGGTTATGACTTCTACAAGTCTGACTGGAAATACTTAAACGACCCAACAATGCGTGGTGGTTTAACAGGTGGTAAAATTAGCGGACTTATGGTTCCTGCTGGCTCTACAACTGTATACGACCAAATCTTAGGGAAGAACGCAAAGCGTCCATTCCTACACGTTCGTTACAGAGCTTCTGAGACTGAAGATAGACGTTACAAAACTTGGATTACTGGTTCAGCTGGTGGTGCAAGAACATCTTCTTTAGATGCAATGACGGTAAACTTCTTGTCTGAAAGAGCTGTATGTACTTTAGGTGCAAACAACTTCTTCTTGTTTCAAGATTAGTAACCAATAATATAGGGGGGACTAACCTCCCCCCTTTTTTTTTTAATTTTAATTAAATTATATATAATGAAAAAAGTAAACAAAACAGTAGCTAAAAGCTATAGATTAATATCTAAGGTGGCTCCATTATCTTTTATGTTGAGCTCACACCATAATCACCGTACATCTTTACTATACTTTGATGAAGAGAAGGGTGTTAACCGACCTCTTCGTTACGCAAGAAACCAAAGAAGTCCCTTTGAGGATGAGCAGGATGGTAACGCAATATTAGAACCTATTATTTTTGAGGATGGGTTCCTACATGTTCAGAGAGCAAACCAGGTACTACAACAGTTTTTATCTTACCACCCAGGTAACGGCCAAACCTTTGAGGAGGTTAACGAGGCTAGGGATGCTGCAGAAGATTTAAAGATAGAAGAGTTAATATTAGACGCTCAGTTACTAGCTAGAGATATGTCTATATCTAAACTAGAAACAGTATGTAGAGTACTTATGGGTACAGGTGCTGACACTAAGAGTACAGCGGAACTAAAGAGAGACGTACTAGTATACTCTCGTAACTACCCTGAGGACTTTATTGATATACTAAACGACCCGTCACTACAGATGTATGACGATGTTGTTCAGATTTTTGGTAGTAACCTATTGTCACTAAGGAATAAGAACAGGGATGTATACTTTAACCTTAAGGATAACAAGACTAAGATACTTACAGTACCTTACGGAGAGAATCCTAATGACATTATGTCCTCATACTTTCAGACAGATGAAGGTGTAGAGACATATAAATTATTAAAGCAAATGCTAAAAAAAAAATAAATAGTATTCATAAACTATATGAAGGGCACCTTAAATAGGGTGCCTTTTTTTATTTATCTTTGTATCTTATTAATCATAAATTATTTTTATTATGGAAAAATTTTTAAGCATACCTGTAACTTCACAGGGAAACCAATTAGTTCCCGTTACAGATTTAAAACTAATTGAGGCGGCATCAGCCACTACTTCTACACTAACATACGGTAGTGGTAAGGTGACTACAATTACTCACGCAACAGTAGGAGCAGCGTCAGGAACAAACTCAGGAACACAGTTTAGAAGCTGGCTACAACAAAATGCTACAGAGGCATTGGCTACGTCTTGGACTAACGCTTCTTATGAGGCCATCCCTGAGTATGCGGTTTCAGATATTACTATAGCATAACATTATTATTAACACATAAATTATTTTTATTATGGAAAAATTTCTAAGTATCCCAGTATTAGATGGTAACGGGACAAATAGTCAGGATCAGTTGGTGTCAGTTACAGGAATCCTAAGCATAGGACAACCTACTACAGCTACTGCTACTATAAATTATATTGGGGGGAAGGTTGTTACCTTAACATGGCCAACTCAAAATCCTTCTCCAATTCTTAAAGAGGCAATTCAAACGGCTGCAATGAACGCATTAAAATCAGGATGGACTTCGGTTTCAGACTACTACGCTCCGAAAGGAATGGTGGCTGGGGCAGCGGTAAATTCCAGTACAGAGACTGGGTCATTCTTAAACACTAACCCGCTTACATCAATTGTAATAGCTTAATTATGAACACTAACATGGAAAAATTTATAAACTTTAAACAACTTGACGTTGTTAAGACAGGCACATCTACAGCTGATGGTTCTAGTGGTTTAACACTAACAGATAGTGCTGCGCAATTTACACAGCTTGTATTACCTCACGCAATCGTGTGGGACAGAACTACAGAGAGAAAGTACCTTGTAACAGCAGTAACTTCAGATACAGTTTTAGCTCTTGAGTCTATAGGGGTAGAGACTGGGACGGGTATCCCAGATGCAACTGCTTACTTTATCTATATGCCAGAGTATACTGTAAGACAAGCAGGGGCTGCTGACGGAACTGGAAGTTTTCAATTAATTGATTCTGGGGTAGACTTTGTAACTGCTGGTGTAAAGGTAGGGGACTATGCTTTAGATATAACAGCGGCTGTAACAGCTAAGGTAACTGCGGTTACAC